TGTCTGCACAAGAACGAGAACAATGGGAGAAAGAAGAAGCTGCTAAAGTTCAAGCTAGAGAAGAGCAGGAATATGAACTTGATATTCAAGCACGTAAAGCTGCAAATGCTGAAACAATTGCAAAAGCTGAAGAATTACGTGCTAAGGCTTTATCCCTTCTTAAAACAGCAAATGCAGCAGAAAAGAAAGCTGATGTTGAGGGATATAAATTAGGTCAGGAACTTATTAATAGCATGTTAGGAGAAATAAATGCGACAGGCGGAAATGGTTCAGGCGGGAAAGGAGTTCAAGCAAACAGTACACAATGATGCTACTGAGGCTGCCTGGGATCGAAAAGTAGAAAAATACTTTAAAAGCCATCGAGAATTGCCTACAGGGCGAGATTTTAGATGGAATATGGAGAGAGACAGAAACGCGGAAAGAAGATACCGCATGAATTTTGATCAGATTTTCCCCGATGCACCTGGCGTCGGAATATAACTCGCCCACGAGGCGTAAAAAATTTAATGTCGTCCTAGAGACGTAAAAGGAGCTAGTCAAATGGGAGATGAAGGTGAAAGTAAATTGAACGCTGCTGGAGCAACTGAAACTGTTTCAGAAACTACTGATTCGGTAGATCTTGACAATACAACCATTGGTACTTTACAAGGTTTAGAAGTAGTTGATGAAAAAGACCTTATGGGTATTGATGATGAGAGCACTGATGATAAATCATCAACTGAGGATAAATCGGCTGACTCAGGGTCGAAAGATGATAAATCGGATGAGGCTAGTGATGACAAGAAAACTGCTGATGAAGAAGCTAAAAAGGCTGATGAAAAAGCTGATGCTGATAAAAAAGCTGATGCTGATAAAACTGATGCTGATGCTGCTAAAGCTGACGCGGATAAAACAGCCGACAAGGACAAAGGAGACGAGAAACCACCAAAAGGTTATGTAAAAATCGAGGCTCTTCATGAAGCCAGAGAGATTAACAAACACCTTAAGAATGAAAATGCACGGCTTAAAGTCCAGCAATATGAAGCGCAGGATATTAAAGCCAAGGTCGAACCCCTGGTATCAGAAAAGGAAGTCAAGGAGTTTCAAAACTTCAAACCTCTTTCTGAAGAAGAATTTGAAGAAAAGTTTGAAGATGACTCAAAAGCTGGTTTAAAATATCTGCAAAAACTCGGTCGTTTTCATGATTTTCAACGTCGACAAGCAGAAACTAAATTAGCGACAGAGAAGCAGGAGCGAGAGCTCGCTGCGGCTGCTGAAGAACTTGAACGAATTTATAATACCACAGAGACTTTAATGGAGGACGTTCTACCTGGGATTTTTGATGATGAAGCAGTAAAAAGTGAACTTACTGAGTTTGCAGAGGATATAGGGTTCACGGAAGACTTATTTTATCTTACAAATCCAGAAACACGAGTAATTCTGCCTGGTGAAAGTAAGCCCTTAGTTCTTGGAGAACAAGCAGCGGATATTCTCAAAGTACTAGTGACGGCTAGAAATAAGGTTAATGAAGTTAAAACTAATAAAGTTGACAATGACAAGCTAAAAGCAGATCTTGAAAAAGAACTCCGAAGTAAAATTGAAAAAGAGCTTTTAGCTAAATTTAAAAAATCCGAAGATGATAACGCCTATAAATCGTTAGATGATATTCCGACGTCAGAAAATGAAAATGAATTCAAGAATCAAGTTCTTACTGAAGCTGAATTCATAAAACTGACTCCTGCACAACAGGATGCTTATCTCTCCGGTGCCTAATAAGGAGATTTTCCAATGAGTATGACTGATTTTCCACTTAATGATCCTTTGGCCGTACAACGGTGGTCAACATCGTTGGCGGTCGAGGCCGCGAAAAGTATGTATTTCGCGAAATTCATCGGCACTGGTCCTGATGCATTGATCAAGCTGAAGAATGAACTTCATAAGGCTGCAGGTGATAAAGTCACCGTAGGCCTGCAAATGAAACTTAAAGAACCTGGTGTTGAAGGTGACAATGTGATTGAAGGTCACGCGACTGGTGAAGAAGCGGTTTCCTTCTTCAATGACGCTCTCTTCATCGACCAGCTCAGAAAAGGTACCAAATCCAAGGGCAAAATGTCCGAACAAAGGGTGCCGTATAACATTCGCAAAATTGGTCGAGATTCTTTATCTGTATGGTGGGGTGAAGAAATGGATGAACAGCTTTTCTTCTATCTGTCTGGCGCTCGTGGCGCTATTACAGCATCCTTCCATAATCCCTTGACCTGGGCTGGACGTGCTAACAACGCCCTCCAGGCCCCTGATGCAGAGCATATTTTCTATGCCGGCGATGCTACTGGCAAAGCTGACTTGGATTCTTCTGACATCATTGATCTTTTCGATATTGAGCGGTTCGTAGCCAAGGCTGAGACCTTGGATCCCATGATTCAACCTTTCATGGTCAATGGCGAAAAGAAATTCGTATGCTTGATGCATACCTTCCAGGCCTTTCAGCTACGGACCGCTACTTCAGAGCAAGATTGGTTGGCCATTCACAAAGCTACCGATCGTGGTCAAAAAGCCATGATGTATAAGAACGCTATGGGTGAGTATGCGGATGTCGTTTTGCATAAACATCGCAATTGTGTGCGTTTCACTGACTATGGTTCTGGTTCTGATGTTCTTGCTGCTCGCGCCTTATTTCTTGGCGCTCAGGCCGGTATGATTGCATACGGCCAAAACTCCAGCCCGCAGCGTTATAGCTGGAATGAGGAGACTGATGACCGTGGAAACGCTCTCGCCATTACCGCTGGCACTATTTTTGGTGTCAAAAAGTCTCGGTACAATTCGAAAGACTTTGGCGTGATCGTTTTTGATTCCTACTGCCCTGTGCCTGCGTAACCTCCCTCGGGTGCAGCCGAGGAGAACCTAGTTTCCCCTAACCTCCGCCCTAGGTTCTCCTCATTCTTAAAACCTTAACTTAGTAAAAGGAGTAAAACAATGGCTGATGATCTTACCAGTAAAGCTGCTGCAAGAGATTGCGGTGATGCCAACTTTCCAAAGGGCGTAGTTCTCTGTGCTAAAGCAGATTATACAGTCCCTGCAACCGGTCCTGGCATTGGCGAGAAGGTAGAGATGGTTCCGATTCCTGAAGGTGCAACCCTTCTGGGCGCAAACGTCTCCTCTGACGGTGGTGTTGCTTCGATGACCGTCGCTCTCGGTGATGGAACCACAGCCGACAAGTACTTGGCAGCTACCGCCTGTACAGCTGCTATGAGTGCGGCCGCGGATTCCGGCCTCAATGAAGTTGTTGGAGCAGATGCATCCATTTGGGTCACTTTTGGAACTGCTGCTCCGACAGAAGGTCAAGTGTATACCGTCGCAGCGTACTACACCATGCCGTAAACCTCTAATCCTGGGTAGATTTTTCTACCCAGGACCCTCATAAGGAGTATTTTATGAACTTATTAGTGAAATATCACGGAAGCCGGGCAGAGACTCTAAAACAGTATAATCTTCCAGCTTTTCGTGGCGGTCCTTACGATTTTTCAACTGGCGAGTGTGAAGTAGATGAAAAAGACGGTGAACTTTTAGCCAAGGAAAATCCTCAAGGTTTTAGTATTATTGGCCCTGTAAAAACTAAAGTAGTTGTCAGTGGTCAAGTTAAAGTGGATAAACCGATTAAGTCAGCATCGAAAAAGTAGCCGTCGGGGTCGCTTTTTAAATGTTGGCTTTTAAGTGCCAGGAAGACACCAGGGAACTTCCTGGCACTATTTAAGGAAAAATAATGGCTTACTTTGGTGATATGATAACAAATATTCTGGAAACTGTTGATGATGACTCAGTTACTGAAACTAAAGTAAAAAGTCTCATTAATCAGGGTGTTCTTCTATGTGCAAGTAAAGTTAGACTTCCAGAATTTGAATCAAGTGGGACTTTTGACACGGTAACTGATGCACATAATGTTGAAATCCCTGTAAGCTGGAATTATCATAGAAGTTTATATGCAGCAGCTATTCCTAACGGTAGCCCTATTAAAGTAGTTTCAGCAATTGGAATTATTAAAGATAAATATCCAGAAATAGATGCTGAACTTATAAACGATTCTATAGAGTTTCTTATGATCAGAAATGGTCAACTTTTGTATTTCCCTGTGCCAGCTGAAATAACGACGGTTTACTGTAAATTTTATGAACAACCGACCCCTCTGGCTAAAAGTAAAGATATTCCTTCATGTTTGCCTGATCATCTTCATGAGCCTCTTCTTGAGAGCTATACTTTATGGAAACTTTATGCTAAAATTGAAGATGGTAATGAAGGAAGAAAAACTAACACTCTTTATTATAAAGGTGAATTTAAAGAAGCTTTTCAAGAACTTGATGATGATATTGATAAAGGTCAGTCGTCTCCAACACCTTTACGGGAGAATACATGGATTTAATTCCTCTATTTAGAAGTTCTTCAGGGTTAATGACGACTGTTGATCCTGTAAGGATTCCTTATGATCCTGAAACAGGAGTTACAGCTCTCTCACGAGCTGTAAATATAACTCATGATAAAACTGGTAGACCAATTAGACGTAAAGGATATACTATAAAACAATCTGGGTTATTTCATAGTCTTTTTTGTGATGGAGGAGATTGTTTTGTTGGAAGTGGACCTTATTTATATCGCGTAGGTACAGATTATTCTTTACAACAATTACGTGGAGCTCTGTCTGGTGCAAAAATAAGTTATCTTCAATATAATGAAGAAACTTATTATGCTAATGGCTTTCAAAATGGAGTTATACGGGATGGAGTCTCGTATAGCTGGCCTGTGGGGGCGTATGAGGGCCCAGATACAATCCGGCAGTTTTCTGGGGCTCCTGTGGGCCAGCATCTCGCTTACTTTAATACCCGCTGGTATATTTCTGTTGATTCAGTTCTTTGGGTTTCAGAACCCTATGCTCCGGGATTATTTGATAAAGCTAGAGGATTTATTCAATTTGATTCACATATTAGAATGATTAAACCTGTTGACACAGGTATTTTTATATCTGATTCAAATAATACTT